TGCTTTATTATCACTATCAAAGTTAAATACATAGTTAAAAAATGAGGAAGGACCCATTTTAGTAGTTCCGCCTTCTAATTCCATTTCTGAATGTCCTCCTAACATTTTAATTTCTATTATATATAGAAATTAAAATAATATTATAAAAATTATCTATTTATAAAAATTAACTATAAAGTTTATAAATAATACTAAACATTATTAAACTGTTCTAAAGTAATATAAAAACTATAACAAATAATATTAAATAGTATTTATTAACTTTAAATAATACTATAATATGTTGTCAAGGGCATGTGAATCATTAAAACATAGAAATTCTAGCTATCATGAAGAAAATCAATATTTAAATTTGCTAGATGATATTTTATCTACTAATAGTGAATTCGTGGGCCGAAACGGCAAAACCTTGTCTATTTATGGTAGTGCTATGCGTTTTTCTCTCGAAAATAATAGTATTCCGCTAATCACAACAAAAAAAGTTGCGTGGAAAACTTGCTTACGCGAATTATTATGGTTTATTAAAGGGTCAACAAATAATAAGTTACTAAAAGAACAAAACGTTCATATTTGGGATGCTAATGGTAGTCGTGAGTTTTTAGATTCTCGTGGTCTTCAAAATAATAATGAAGACGATTTAGGTCCAATATATGGTTTTCAATGGCGACATTTTAATGCTGATTATGTGTCTTGTGACACAGATTATAGTAACAAAGGCATAGATCAATTAAAAGAAGTAATTAATACCTTAAAAGACCCTTTACTTAGAAATTCGCGACGAATGATTATTAGTGCATGGAACCCTTGTCAATTAAATAGTATGGCTTTACCGCCTTGTCATATTATGATGCAATTTAATGTAACAAATAATAATAAATTGAGTTGCTCTATGTATCAGCGTTCCAATGATGAAGCGTGTGGAACATGTTTTAATATTGCGTCATATAGTTTTTTAACACACTTGTTGGCTATTCATTGTGACCTAGAGCCTTATGAATTTATATATTATAAAGGAAATTGTCATATTTATCAAGAACATATTAGTAATATTAAAATACAATTACAAAGACAACCATATGAGTTTCCTAGCCTACATATTTTAAACAAGCGTGAAAATATTGAGGACTATAACATAGACGATTTTAAAGTGTCTAATTATAAATATCATAGCCCCCTTGAATATAAAATGGTAGCTTAATTACATATACTTTTTTGTTATTATTTGTTATTTTGTTATTATTTGTTATTATTTGTTATTATTTGTTATTATTTGTTATTATTTGTTATTATTTGTTATTATTTGTTATTTATTATTATATTATAATTATTGCTTAAAAAAAAGTTACTATTATAATATATAATGTCTAGTTCAGCATTAGCATCAGCACGAAGGAGACGTGCTGGGGGTGAATCCGTGGCTGTGCCTCCAATTACAGCGCGTAATGCTAAAGTAGAACAGCAAGAAGCACCTATACAAAATCAACCACTTACACCACTAGTAATTTTACAACAACACGAACAAAAAATAAGGCAATTGGAAGGATTAATTACAAAAGAAGAAGATTATGAAGAATTGTTTCAACAAATAGATGAAAAGATTGATAAATTATTTACTGTAAATTTTGAAGTATTTAATAATGAACTAGATACTTTAAAGTCTAGATTAGATAATGGAACATTTACAAGCGGTGGCGAAGTAACAAGTGTATATACAAATACAAATACAAATACAAATACACAGGCACTACAATCATTAATTGAAGATAAAATAGGCGTTCAGTCTACCAGAATTGAAGATTTTAAAAGTTCACAAAGTCAATTATTTAGTCTACTTAAAGATGATACAACTAAAGTTCTAGATTTATTAACAACCAATATGGAAACAAAAATAACACTAATAAATAGCAATACAAGTCAATTAGAAAACAAACTAAATGAACTAAGTGTAGATTATGAAAATCAACAAGCTAGCACAAATGTATTAACTAAACTTGAGTCTGAGCTAAATATGGTAAAAACAACACTAATTAGCAACCAATCGATGATTTTAGAAATGTCTAATGTATTAAATAACATTAAAGACACATTAAAAGAACACAAAGAACATATTACTAGTTTAACTTCAAAAATAGAAGCATTAGGAACAGGGCAAGAACGCCGAAATTCAACACATGCTTTACTTAGTTCGTTAATGTCGATGAACACACGTTGTATTAATCCTAATAATATGTCATTTTGTTGTGAGGCTGAAGATTGTGAAGCAGAAGAGTGTCAATCAAACAGTGGACCGTTTAATTTTAATACTGAAAATCTTGGTGAATTAAATATTGATTTAAATAATGATGAATTAATTATGGATGAAAACCAAATAGCCGAACTATTAGAAATAAGAAATTTCGATACTATCAATATTGATGACACAATTGAAGACTTAGAGTGTGAAATTGTTGAACCTGATGTTCCAATTGATGTTCCAACTGATGTTCCAACTGATGTTCCAACTGACGTTCCAACTGATGTTCCAACTGACGTTCCAACTGATGTTCCAACTGATGTTCCAACTTACGTTGAAGACGATGTCCCAATTAACGTAGTTTCATAAGGCTATAACTTTTTATTATTTATTTTGTGTTAAAATAAAATAAATAATAAATAAATAATATGTATTAAAATACTAATGTTAATTATTATAAATTTATTAATATTATGTATAGTATTATTTGTATATATTCATATTTATCATCATATTAAAACAAGTAACTATTTAGAAATATACGAAATAGAAAACCCATCAAAAGATAAATTAGAAGATTTAACAGCTATGAGACAACCATTGGTTATTAATAATATAACTCTTAACAACATGACGCTAGATTATTTAAAATCCAATTATCCAACGTTTGAACTTAGCCTGTATAATAAAGTAAATGATTTGTTTGTAAAAATCAAACTAGAAGAATTTTATAAATTAATAGTGTCTAAAGATAGTTATAACATACTAACTTATAATAATTATGAATTCTTAGAAGAAACAACAGTTGATAAGCAGTTGGAAGTCAACGATTTGTTTTTAAGACCATATAATATGCTTTCAAAAAAATATGATATACTAATGGGTTCTGTAAACAGTGTAACGCAATTAAAATACAGTATTAACTCTAGAAATATTTTGTATGTATCACATGGAAAAATAGAAGTAACATTATGTCCACCAAAAGACTATAAACATTTACATGTTAAACAAAACCATGAGACTCTTGAATTTTATTCACAAATCAATATTTATAATGTAGAACAAAAATATTATAATGATTATAATAAAGTTAAGTTCTTAAGAATACAACTAGTTCCAAATCAAGTATTACTAATACCACCATATTGGTTTTATAGCATTAAAATTTTAGAATTAAATACACTAGTATTTTATAATACTTATAGAACTTATGCGGGAACTGTTGCAATAATTCCAGAATTATTTATGCAATTACTTCAACAAGATAATTTAAAATTAAATATAACAAAGCATTTTGCCAATAGCTCAATAGTTAAAGAAAGTGAACCAAAAGAACTTAAAGACAACAATGAACCAAAAGAACTTAAAGACAACAATGAACCAAAAGAACTTAAAGACAACAATGAACCAAAAGAACTTAAAGACAACAATGAACCAAAAGAACTTAAAGACACAAAAGATATACAAGAAATATAATAAATATAATAAACACTATTTGTTGTAATTTATTAACTAGTAATTTATTAACTAGTAATGCTATTAAATAATAAATATGTAGTCTTAGAAAACATAGCCAGTGGAGAATTTGGAGTAATAGTTAGAGCCCAATACAATAATATTAATTATGCCATAAAAATAGGATCTAAAGAAGCAATAAAATATGAGGCAACGCTATATAAACACTTAAAAGGAGTTGCTAGTGTTTCAAAAGTATATGATCTATTTGAATTTAATACTAATTATTGCTTGGTTCTAGATTATTATTCAAAAACTCTCAATAGTGTAAAAGAAGAAACCTTTACACCTGATTCTGGCTATATAGTTAGTGTACTAAATTATATAAAAGAGCTAATATATATATTGAGAGATGTCCATGCTAAGCATATTATTCACAGAGACATAAAACCGTCAAATATATGTTTAGCTAACAATAATAAAGTGTTTCTTATAGATTTTGGAATTTCTAAAATCTATAAAATTGGACGTGCTCATAATAGCGAGTCCAAAATAAGTGGACTAGTGGGGAGCATAAATTTTTCAAGTTTAAATATAATTAACTCTATAGAACCGTCGCGCCGCGATGATATTGAGTCAACTATTTATGTTTTACTTTATATGTTATTGTCAAACACTAGCTATAATGAGTACAATAATTTAGAAATTACTCAAAAAAAGAATGGAACACTAATTATTGGCTTATTGAAAACTACCTATGCCAACATTATTGACTACGAACTATTTGGCAAGCTATTTAATTATATACGTCGACTAAAATATAATCAACAACCGAATTATGACTATATTATAACCTTACTATGTTCGTTAATTAAATAATTAAAATAATTTATCTTAGTTATTAATAATAACGACACTTTATTAAAGTTAGAATTTAACAAATTTTCATAAAAGTTGAGAGAATTATATATATTTATGTTTAATAAAAATGCTTTTTTATATATTAATGACACCAATATGGCCTTAATATTATTAAAATAATATTTGTAATAGTTAAGCCATCTTACATCCAATACATGATAATATTTGTTAAGCATTATTATTATATTTGTTAACTCAGCTAACGTGATTTCATTATCTTCAATAGTAGTTAAATCCTTTATTTTATGTGTCTTTTTAAGAATGAGTAAGTTAATGTTAGTATAGTTATTTGTGCTTTTAACGTTAAAGTTTAATATATAATGTTGTATGTCACGCGGAAGCCTAGCATATATTATTTTAACATATTTTCGGCGTCTATATCCTCTATAAGTTTTTTGGATTTTAATAACAAAATTATTAAATAACAATTTTGAGTGATTCATACAATAATTAATATTATTACAATTAAAGATTGGAAATTTATGTTTTTTACATTTAATACATAACATTAATTTTATTATTATATTATTATATAATAATAAAATAATTTAAAGGTTTATATATTATTAATATATAATATATTAATGTCATCTACTGGTGATAGTGCAAACCAATTTACCGGAAAAGTAAAGTGGTTTAATAACAAGTCTGGTTATGGATTTATTACATTTATTAACTCGAAAGATTCGAAAGAAAAAGACATTTTTGCCCATCATTCTTCATTAAATGTGGGTGGGGAAATCTATAAATACTTAGTTCAGGGAGAGTATGTAGAATTTGAAGTTCAGAAGATGTCAACAGGAGAACATGAATTTCAAGCAATCAACATTAAAGGTATTGGACAAAATGATCTGATGTGTGAGACACGGCATAAGAACAGAGATAATGCAAAAAGCAATGAATTTGTAACAGTGAGACCAAAACGTGGTGGTCCTCCGAGGTAAAAAACTTATAAAATAGAAACTAGAAAAAAAAGAATTATTTAACTAATAAATTGATTAAACACTAATTATATATATAAATTATATATATAATGAGCGATACAGTAACGCATTTACAAAATAATAGGTTATTTGAATTTGACAAAGTGCCAAAATCAAACGTTGTGGTCGGAGTGCCTCCGTATGTAATAACAAGCGTAACACTGCGGTCAATAATAAGCAGATTTTTAGAAGACAGAAAAGCGGCAAGACACAGAAGGTGAAAAAGTGATAGAATAATGAGAATAGTTAGGTGTGTGTGGGAGTGTGTATATTAGTTGCGTGAGTATTCCAGAGTGTGCGTTCTTCGTGGGAGATAGATTTCCACATAGAAGCGATTTCGCGATTAACGTGGTGTTGGTTAAAGGGAATGTTGAGGGAGTGTAGAGTAGCTTTAGCGTCATCTCTCATAGAATAAGAGAATAGAGAATAAGCGGTGGTGCGTTTAGTAGGGTAAAGTGTATTATATTTAGAAGATGTAATAAGGGCGATTTGTTGTTCAAGAATAGTAATACGTAGAAGAATGGAAGAATCCATATTTGTAGAGTAAAAAAGAAGGATAAAAAAGAAATCAATTTAAAAGAAGTATAACAAAAGAAGCTTAACGGTGATTAAAAATAATAATAAGTATATATATATAGTAAAAACAGAAATGTTAAAAAGAGTACTAGTAAAAACAGTAATGAAATATAAGACAACACTAATAATGCTATTAGTGCTATTAATAATATTATGTAGCATATTAAATAGAGAGCAAGTAAAAGTAGTAGAAAATATTTCAAATATTAATACAGGAAAGAAGTTTATAGAAATAACAGCATTTATTGATTCGACAAATTGGGCAACAGCTAAGCATGATGTAATAAAAGCATTTTATGAATTACAAAGCAAATACGGAGAAAATAGCAAAATAATATTTAAAACGCATCCAATAAAAGACTATATGGCGTGGCTTTCCACAGAAAAACTAATGGGTCAACTCGTGGCGCAAGATAAAAGGAGTCCAGAAGCAATATTGACAGAAGTAAAGAACGTAGCACCAGTTGTGGTAATTAGTATATTAGATAAGACAAAGGGGGATACAATAGCAAAAGGAGCAGTACGAGAATTAAAGGGGTTGATTATGAAAACGTCACAGCCAGGAGATATAACTGCTGTTATAGATAGTATACCAGAACATATGGCTGCAAATACAATAGTCGAGGAACCTTTTGTGAAATAGAGAATAATCTCTCAATATTACAAAAATATTATAAAAATATTATAAAAATATTATAAAAATATTATAAAAATTTTACAAAAAATAGAGAGATTAAATGCTACTAGGAATTGGTTATGATACCGATTTACGCTCTGCTTATAATCTCTCAACATAATAGTATTAACAATTAGAACTTAAAGAAGCGCGAAGCGTTAGATAGTTAAAAATAGAACTTAAAGAAGCGTATAGTATTAACAATTAGAACTTAAAGAAGCAATAATAACAATTAGAACTTAAAGAAGCGTATAGTATTAACAATTAGAACTTAAAGAAGCAATAATAACAAATTTTTTGCTACTAGCATAAGGTTATGTCACCGATTTACGCTTTGCTTATAATCTCTCAATTTATAAAAATTAACTTTATAAGTAATATCATTTATAAGTAATATCATTTATAAGTATTATCATTTATCATAATGCTTATATGCTAGGCTACACATTAGTATGTAAAATCTCTCAATTTATAAAAATTAACTTTATAAATATTATCATATATGCTAAGCCTATATGTTTAAATGTTAGGCTACACATTAGTATGTAAAATCTCTCAATTTATAAAAATTATAAACTAAATTTTTATAAATAATTATAATTGTTTATATAAATGGTAAAACTAGGACTAATAAAAACTTTAAATAAGTTTTTAGGGTTGAAGAGAGAAATAATCTATTTAATAATAGGATTAGCATTATTAATGGCGCTGCTAGCACTGGGGTTTAGCCTATTTAATAAGCCAATACTAGAAAATGTAGAAAATATAAACAAAAAACTGGAACTAACTTTCATGAAATCACTAACGGAGAACAGCGCAAATGTGGCGTTCACTAGCTTATATAATAATATTAAAACAAACTACTCAAGCAATCCAAATATAATTTTTGAGGAAAAAATGTGTTCGGGGTCAACACTAGATGATTTTTTAAAAACATGTACTGAAGGCAATTTAAATTATGAGAAGTTTTTACAAACCAAAGTGCCAACATGGAATACTAACTGTCCGGCACTAATATTAACACTGCGAGACAGCACTATGGCTAATACTAGCTCTGGTCGCACTTATATTGATGAGCTAGGGTTTGAAACAGATAAAACCGTTATAACACTACAAACAGCAAAAACCATTATAGACAAAGCAGTAACAGATTATAGATTAACTCCTCCAACTCCATTAACTCCTGAACCACCTCCTCTTCCACCACTAACTCCTGTAGTCCCATTTGAACCACTAGCTCAAGCAGCTCAAGTAGCACCAGCAACTCAAGTAGCACCAGTAGCACCAGCAGCTCAAGTAGCTCAAGCAGCACCAGCAGCGCCTCTAGCCATTGTTCCTGGCCCGCCCCCACAAGTTCCAGACCCACCTATTTCAGGTCCAGCAAATACACCAAACCCTGTTACGGGTCCACCAAATCAAGGCAACGCTGTTCCAGCCATTCAAACTAGTCAATCGTCATCTCCATATACAACAACTACAACAACAACGACAACAACAAAAAACAACCAATAATCTCTCAAAACTATAACACTTTTTTGCTACCAATATCTGGTTATGTCACCGATTTCGGCTTTGCTATTAGTTAGGCTAATTAATGGCTATAGTGTTTTATGCACTATTACTGGTGTTATTGAGGTTAATATGGGAATGAAATGGGGGGGGAGGGTTGGCGAGTGCACAATCCCTCAATACACATGACAGTAATCATTTTTATATTAATTTATAATCAATAATTTCTTTATTTAGTTTTATTTTTAAATTCCAATCATGTTCCCAAATTGATATTAGTTTGTATCCTTTTTCAATAATTTTTAAATCTCTCATGACTGTCTTATTATATAATTCACCAAATATTTTTTTTGAAACATTATTTACTTCATTCATATTATAAATTTTTGGATTACCATGCCAAAAATCGCCATGAAACTCAAAAACCAAATTATTTTCATAATTAAAACCATCTACTTTACCAATATCCTCTATTTTAAATTCATTATTGTTTAAACCAGTAATTATATTACAATTATATACAAATGACATGATTTTTAACCACTCTAATGAAACTTTAGAAAGACCAGCATGACTACATCCCGGACATCCAAATTTACAATCCAAATGATGATGTGCTATTTGAGAAAACTTGCCATGTTTTGGACAAATAATTACTACTTCTTTATGTGCTCCTACATATTTTGTATAAGTATAGTCAAATTTATTATTATGAAATATATTTGCTTGTCTTATAAAATCATCATTTGTTTTTCTAGTTATTTCGCTGACTTTACTAGTAGCACATTTTTTACATCCTGCACCATCTAAATGGTCTGATGGTCTTTGAATAAAACTACCATGTTTCAAGCATATAATTTCTACTTTTTGTTGTGAATGTATATATTTAGTATTTGAATAATCATATTGATTTCCATGTTTAGCTTTAGATTTTATAATAAATTCATCATTAGTAGAAGATTGTAAAACTGAATGCGTTTTTTTAAAACAGTTATAACACCCGCAAGCTTTTCCTTTACTACTTCTTATATTTATATGATTAGAAGCAATCATAATAATAATCTCTCCACAAGTATTACATATAAATTTTACTTTTAAAAGTGCACCTTCGTATACAGTAATAGAATAATCAAATTTATCCCCGTGTATTTGTCTTGCTCTCTCTTTAAATAGTTCCGTTGTTAATTTTTTTACCATAAATATTATTTTACTATAAAATAATATAACAATAATAATATCAATTTTTCAATAAATCCTCCCATAAATATACGCCCCAGTCCCCCATAATCAAATCTCTCAATATTACAAAAAATATTTAGAGTTATAACCATAAATATTTTATAATGAATAATTATAAAATCACAATAGTGCATACACACGAAGACAGCTACCGATTAATCTTTAATAAAAAGAACTTAAAAAAATTAGTATCAAAATTTGACTTTATACAAAAAGCGCTACTAACACATAAGACTTATATACGTAATGACTCAATAGACCCGCTAAAAACACAATCATTAGAATTTATGTGTGAATCTCTCAATATATTAAGTGAAAGTCAATTCATAAATTTTATTGAAACCATGCATGCTTATGGATTTTATTCTTCTAAAAAGAACAATATTGCTTTAATAGACCTAAACACTAATTATAAAGTAATTTATAGCTATAATTTTCAGTCGCTAACCAAACAACTAATAAAAGAACAAATCAAAATTAAAAATAAGTCAAATTACCAAACACAAATTTTATATTGTAAACCATAAAGTTATCTACCTTCTACGTGTCATATGATGTCTTTTTTGTTTACGCCTATGAGTTTTGCGTAATTTTCTAAATTTCTTTCCTCTAGCTGTATTAGGCATTAAGTCATCGTGCAACCGCTTACGCGAACCATCTTTTCCAAAATTATAGTCTCTTATTTTTGATCTTATTAGTTGTTCTAATCCAGGTACGTGTGTATATTCACCGTGATATTGACTAAGCAACTTACTAACATCTTGAGGGTCTTTAGATGATAATAGTAAGCGATTAACTTCATTATAAACCCGTTTAGCTCTTTTGTTGGTTCCAATAACAGCGGACATGAATTATATATATTATTATTATTATTATTTATATAATTAATAATAATAACAATTACAATAAATCTCTCTAAACATAGTGACTTTAAAAATAGTGACTTTAAACATAGTGACTTTAAAAATAGTTACTTTAAACATAGTGACTTTAAACAAAATTATAAAAATATTTTATAATTTATTTAAAACAATAACGCGTTATTTATTACAATGTATAATGTATAAGGTAATACTTATATTAGTAACTTCAACATACAGCATTAAGCCTAAATATTATTATGATCCCCGCATTCACAATATGGGTAACATAGGATTAGGAGGGCAACTTCATTCTCTACTCGCACCTTACGCAACAAAGCTAATAGACGACAAATGTTATGATTCAGTAAATATACGCCAAGCTATTCTCTCAAATTATAATCAAGAATTTTATAATAAACATGAACATGTTCCTAAAATAATAGATTTATGTTGTGGAACAGGAACGTCAACTATGACCAATCAATTAGGAATAGATAGTAGTGAAGCAATGATAAGTCAAGCACAAGCAACCCTAAGCAAAGCAAAAAAAACAATAAAAACCCAGTTTATTATAGCCAACGCAGAAAACTACGGACAATCTCAAGAGTTCGACACAGCAACATTAATGTTTGCTTTTCATGAAATGCCCAACTATGCGCACCATAAAATAATAAAAAACGCAAAAAGAATAACTAAGCATGACATAATAATATTAGACATTAGTCCAAACTATAGTCCATCCAAGCTAATGCTATATGGCGAACCATATTTATTAAATTACAAAGCCACAATACAAGACCTATTACAAAAACACAAATTTAACTATTTAGAATATATTCCAAACCATGTAGGATTATGGATTTATAGTCATACATAAAAAAAAGCTATAAATTTTTTATACAATACACAATCCAATACATATTAGAGAGACCGTAAACCAAAATGTCCCAATAATCTCTCCAATTATATAAAGAATTCCAAAAAGAATTCCAATAACACTTAAAACATAAAAGACAACTACAATCATAATGTATTTCTAGTTGATAAAATATAACAAATCAATTTTTTTAAACACTAATATATAATCTAAGGTGGTGCGGCATAAGGTAGCACAGCATAAGGTAGCACAGCATAAGGTAGCACGGCATAAGGTAGCACGGCAAATCGAGTCCAAAGAAACAAACACATCAAACCAAATCCATACCAAATATCACGAGGAACTATTGAAAACAACACAGAACACACGAAAGTAACAAATGGAGAAAGAAACACAAAAACAGCATAATTAAAAGCAACAGGATTGCTATTAGCCATAACCAAAAGCATAATAATTGATACAAACCAAACGTTAATAAGCATTGGATTCATTTTAAAATAACACAAAATAAAAGGTTTATAACGCAATTCAATTTTTTTTATCATAAACTAGTCATCTACAATTCATAATTCACAAATTACATGCTATTTGTAATTTGTGAATAAGTTACAATTCGTTCATATTCTTCAACTAAGTTTACTAACAATTTTTCTTTATCTTTAATATTATTATAATTAGTCACAACACATTGACATCTTTGTCTGGTATATAACTAATTATTACTTACTTATCTTTGTCTTCTGCGTGTTATTTTTTTATATCTTTTATATTTTTTAGATTTTTTGGATTTTTTATATTTTTTGGATTTCATTAATTTTCTCTTTCTATAGCCGCCGCCGCGAAAATTAACTAACCACTCCAACCGGTCGACTTCGGCAGGTGTACGCCCATGATCGCCTTTTGCCACGAGCTTTGCGATCTCATCCTCCACCTCCGCTGGAGTTGGCATAGTTTATAATATATATATATTATAATTTTTTCCTAAAATACTAATTTTTTCCTAAAATAATAATGTTTATTTTATATTTATTTTATATTCAAAGTCAATAATGGCAATAATTCTTACAATATATAAAGCCTCAGATGTTTTATTTCTAATAACCCATAATTTATAGCCATATTTTACCGCAGATAAACATTTACAAAATTATTACCATTACCATTACCAATACCATTACCAAGTCAAAAAATATTGCGTATAATAGTCTTAAAATATTATTTTTTAATCAAAACAAACCCAAAAACTAAAATATATATAAAATATACTTAAAGCCACCCCACTATATATATTATAAAATAATAAAACCCAAAAAAAAGTTTTTACTATGCTCTCATAGCTCAGTTGGTCAGAGCGTTGGTCTTATGAGCCAAAGGTCGGCGGTTCGAACCCGCCTGGGAGCAATTTTTCATCAGCTCTTGTAGTGTAGCGGCTATCACTGAGGACTTTGAATCCTCCAACCCCAGTTCGAATCTGGGCAAGAGCTTTTTAAATGCTGGGATGCCCGAGTCAGGTCTAAGGGGGGCGACTTAAGATCGTCTGGCTAACGCCGCACGGGTTCGAATCCCGTTCCCAGCATTTTTTTCCTGCTCCGTTAGCTCAGTTGGTTAGAGCATACGGCTGTTAACCGTGAGGTCACTGGTTCGATCCCAGTACGGAGCGTTTTTAAAACAAAAATAATATGTAACACACCTTACATATTATTTCTATTTTCTATGCCTAACTTTTCGACTTCTAACTTCCCTACTTCTAACTTTTCTACGCCTAGTAATTCCATATATATATATAAAGAATATAAAGAAAATATTAAAACAACTTAAAGACATAAAATCAATAATATAATAATAGCATAAAGTTATTATCATTGTCCCTGTGACGCAATTGGATAGCGTGCCAGACCTCTAATCTGGAAGTTGCGGGTTCGAGTCCCGTCTGGGATATTATTATTTTAAATAAAACATTTTTGTTTAAAATAATTATCAAAAAAAAACACAAACATGCAGAAACAAACAAACAAACAAACAAACGAAGCGCTCAATATCCGAGAACATCAGCCCAGCGTTTGCCAATCATCGACTGAAGACCAACACCCCAAATGATTGGATCATTTTCAAAATCCATTACTCCATCATTTGAGTCACATTCATAAGTATCACTACTACTATCAGTATCCGAGTCCAGCATAGCAAACCTGTTTGTTGGAGTAAACTTACCAATAACGGGAATAGCAACATGTACCTGAACAACTTCGCAAACAGTATGCTTGGGCTCATGCTTAACAGCCTTCTTGCAATACTTGGTCGTATGACCAAAATATCCACAAGCACGGCACTTTGTGTTCAACAAAATAGGACACACAACATTCCCAGCACGATCGCGAACATTGTGGCTATTGAAGCCGTTCTTGGAAGCATCGTGGCAGACTTTGCAGAACATTAGATAGTTTCGCTTTAGCTTTATAAGTTATGAAGACTTAACAATAAGAAAAAAAATAGTAATTCAATTTTTTTAAAGACTAACAAAATAATTCATAAATCATAAATCACAAATCAATTTCCACTAGAACCAAAACCATTTTCATTTCTATTATTTTTTTTTCCTAACATACTTAAATCATCAACAATATACACTTTCATAGGACAACCAATATTTGGCGGCGTAAGTTGAACGTAGCGATTAGATTTGACAAATTCAAAAGAGTCAGTAACAGAGTATAAAATATCAAATAATGCTCTAATAGTCCCCCTATAACCCGAATCAATAATCCCAACATTATTAGCAAGACGCAACGGTGTTTTAATGGGAGTGCTTGAGCGCATATACAAGTAATAACCAACATACTTATTATTAAACGTCATAGCACAAGAAATTTTAAAGTCTAACATATAAATAGGAATGTCTTCGGTCCAAATAGTATTTTCGGGACATAACAAATCAAACCCCGAGTCATAACAAACATCTTGATTAGCATTAGCGTGCTCATTAGCATTAGCATTAGCATTAGCATTAGCATTAGCATTAGCATTAGTATTAGCATTAGCGTGCTCATTAGCATTAGCATTAGCATTAGTATTAGTATTAGCATTAGCATTAGTATTAGCATTAGCGTGCTCATTAGCATTAGCGTGCTCATTAGCATTAGCGTGCTCATTAGCATTAGCGTGCTCATTAGCTTTCAAATAGCCTTCTACCACACTATTATGTTTAAACGCATTTGTTGCATATTCTTGTTTAATAGATTCCATTCCTGGAAAATCATGAATATAAATAAAGAGTTTATAATGATTATCATGAGTTAGATCATTAGGAGTCGCATTAACATTAGCTTTAAGACTCGCATTAGCATCTAAGTTATCATTATCATTATTATCATTAGTATTATACACAAGACTATCATAATACGTCATATAATCAACAATTGATTGAAGACTGGCAGATTGAAAGTAATAAGAAATAGTAGCACCCATAATACTTTGTTAATTAATAAATTAATAAAAGTAATAAAATAAGCAATCAATTTTTTTAATAAAATTGACAAAACCCATTAAAACAATTATTATACTTATAACTCGATGTTGCATAACCTTTCAAATAACGAACTAGGATTTATTAATTGTGCTCTTAACGAGGCATTAAAGTCGCCAGTATTAATGCGTCACGGAGCAGTAGCAGTAGCACACGGAAAAGTATTAGGTCGCGGCTATAACCATTATCGTAGTTATTCAAAAGACAATTTTATTTCAAATACATGCACTTGCCATGCCGAAATTGCGTCATTAAGAAACATGTTCCATTGTTACAAAAAACATCATAATAATTCGATAAAAGGCCCATACACACGCACAAACAAAGGAATTAGAAAATATTAAAAAATTATACAAAAAAACAACAGTATATGTAGTGCGCTGTGATACAAATAATAAATTACAAGATTCAACACCTTGTCAAAATTGCTTACACTGTTTAATAGAATTAGACATTAAACGAGTTATTTTTAGTTATAAAAATAATTCATTTATGAGTTGTACTCCAAGCAATTTAACAATATATCATGTTAGCACTGGAAATAATTATCTAAAAAAATTAGAATCACATAAAAATCAACAAGCATTAGCAAGCATTAGCAAGCATTAGCAAGCATTAGCAAGCATTAGCAAGCATTAGCAAGCATTAGCAAGCAATAATTTTAGCATCAGGAGGATTGTATAATTTACATGCGGCTTTTTTCCTATAAAGTGTGCTATCATTATAGTAAATAGCATAATCAGGAGTAAAACCATTAATTATATTATTATCTTTAACATTATTATTACAATGTTTTAAATAGTCAATACGAGAGGCAGTTCCATTATTTCTAGCTACTTTTTCATACGTGCAACCAACAGATTTACTGTTTAAATCTTCTACATAGTCTGTTCTATCAACCGAACATTTAGTTTTTAGTAAATTAGTGCGACTAGATTGGTCACGATTTTCACTCCTAAAATGCTTATTAAATGAAACATCTATTAACGCATAATTCACCTTTTTATAACAGTTAGCCGAATTGAGTGGATGACAAAACAGTTTATTATTAATATATGCTTTATAATTTTTTACACTAGTATTAGTTTGTTTAAGACTACAACAATCATTTACTAAAATATTACTAAATACATCATTTCTAAGACCACTATTGGGATTACCAATATAAGTTTGAGAAGTGTTACCGTTTAAAGAAAAAGAACCATTAGCACCTGAAGAAATCTTCTTAAATTTATTAGCATATTTTTTCCTCATCATAGAGTCGCCCGAGGCATAATAATTATTAACATTGTTGGTTTTACAATTATTCTTAGTACAATAAGAAGCCATACTATAGTCTATTATACTATAATAAATATTATATTATTATAATAAACCAAATAAAATTGAATACTATTATTTTTATGTTAACATTTATATTAGCATTTACATTAACATTTATATTAACATTTATAGTACATTATATTAAGTATGAGTTATTCAACACTAGTAAAAACAGTTGTAAAGCCACATGCTAAAGTAATAAATGTTACTTGTGAAGACTATTTAAATGCTGGTTATACATTAATCAAGAGAGACCCACTAACAAAGAAAGTAATTATTACTTATTCAAAGAACTATGAAGCAAAAAAGAGAGAGTTAGAACAACAAAATTATACTAATACTATGAATGCGATGATAAACAATTGGAATAATTATAGAGATGAACTAAATGACCTATTAGGTGATATATCTCCATATATTAACTATAAAGAAATTATCCAAAAGATGATTGACGAAGACAATTACATTTTGGAAAAAATGTATTCAAGAAAAAATACATCCTTAAGTGATAATGATAGTGAATATTATAGCGAGGAAGATACACAATTCATATAATATACACAATTCATATAATATACACAATTCATATAATATGATAAAATAATTTTTTTAATTTATTTTTTAATATTAAAATAATAAATTAAAAATGAGTACAGAAACAGAAACAGAAATGGCAAATGACATAACTAATTTTGAACAACCCATAAACAAAATTACTATATTAATATTAGTATTAGAAAATAATAATGTAGTAAATATTTTGAAAAATAGACTAACCACACTAAATAATAGAGTGCTTAGAAAAGATGTAATAACATATTTAAAAAGTATAGAACTATTGAAAGAACACAAAATTCAATATATATTACAGTTTATAATGAATAAATCATTAGAAGAACTAAATTATAATATAAGCTTAGACACTATAAGCTTAGACACTATAAGCTTAGACAATAGCTATAAACTAATTCCTTTCACAAGTTTAGCTAACTTAATATTTTCTAATCCAAACAATCCAAACAATCCAAACAATCCATTTACATGTTCTAACTCTCTCATACTTATAGTAACAAAAAGCAATAACAAATAAAACAACAAAAACGAAATAAAAAAAACTTATATACTTATTATAAAAGAATTATATGAATACAAATTTTGTTAATAATATAAGGTCAGTAATCAATCAAAATACAAATCAAAATACAAATGAAAATACCAATCAAAATACTAATACAAATACACGTTTAAGTAATGAAGAAGCACTAAATTATTTAAATAATGTATTATTTGTTACCAATAGTAATGACGATGAGCTTCAACAAAATTTACCATATAGAATAATGTATGCCTACAGAACGCTACGCGACACATCATTTATTGAAAACTTTATAACCAATACGTTTACAGGCACTACGTTTACAGGCACTACGTTTACAGGCTCTACGTTTATAGGTAATAAAAAGAAAGTAATAGCAAATACAGAGTTAAACAAATTACAACACATCACATTTAAAAAAGAACATGAGCTACATAGTAACATTGAATGCCCAATAATGTGTTATGAATTTAATGAAAATGAAGAAATCATAAAACTACCTTGTCAACACAACTATAACAAAGATGCTATTTTAAAATGGTTAAAACAAGAGTCACACACTTGTCCAATATGTAGATATGAATTTGAATATAAAGAAATAAGTAACGTTAAAGACGAAGACATAGACAACGAAGACGAAGACAACTCAGACGAAGACAACTCAGACGAAGACAACTCACTAAATAATTATATAAGCGTGGATGAGTTTATGATGCAAGAAATATTATTAAATAGTTTTAATAATAACAATAGTTCCAATAACAATAGTACCAATAACAATACTAACTAAAAGTGCTTTTTAACAAAATCAAACACATCATTATTAAGAATTGTGCTAAAGTCTAAATAGGCAAATTTTTTAGTAAACATAATCTTAGGATTTATTGATTGAGAGACTAAAAATTCACTAAAATCTTTAATAAATATACTATGTTCAACAACAGTATCAGATTTTTTTATGGTTTCTATAATATAATTAGAAATCGTAGTTAATTCACTACTATACAGTCTCATTGATGGTTGTGGATGTAAATTTTTTTTTAATAACACCATAAAAAAATCAAATAATGGTTTAGAACCACTATATTTTAGACCGTCTTCTGCTTCTTCTTCTTTAGAAGTTGCTTCTTCTGCTTCTTCTTCTTTAGAAGTTGCTTCTTCTTCTTCTTCTTTAGAATCTTCTTTTTCTTCTTTATAAATCATGTCCCCACCAACCTTAACAGCTACTGCATCTCTTTCATAGTTTCCTTCTCTTTCTCCTTCTTCTTCTTCTTTTCCTTGTCTTCTTCTTCCTCTTCCTCGTCTTTCATCATCTTTAACAAATGATGTTGATTTATTTATATAATAAATATCAAAAACAAAACTATACAAATCTGTATACTTAAAAAGAAATTTTAATAAATAGCTTATAATTACACTATAATTTGGATATTTATTCTTATTCAAAAACTGATAATAAAATTGTTTTAAAGATTTATAATATTCCGCCAACTCAACTTTATTAAAAGGTATAACATATTGCTTACTAATAGAATCATATGCGTCAGTAATAAACAAGTCAATTATAGATTGTGTCAATTCGTTTTTCACAAAATTAGTATCTATAGCTATACTATATTGATTTGATCTATTATTAGTTATAAAAGAAATAAATCTTTTTTCTAATATAATATGATATTGGTCTTCTCTAAAATCAAAGAGAAGATATTTTAAATACTCAAAATCAATAGTTTTGTTTTGATACTTAAAGCATTTAGTATAATACATAGATAATCCAAAATCAATAATAATAGGCTTATTATTTTTTAAATTAACTAATATATTATTAACATGTAAATCATTATGAATAATATTAGCACTAACTAAATGTCCAATAGACTTTATTAGATAAAGGGTTGCTTTAATTAAGTAAATTACATAGTCATTATATAGAGTATAAGCTTCAAAATATTTTTTGAATGTCTTATTTGCTATATAATTCATATACATTAAATAATATTTAGTATGTAATTTGCTTTTAAAATTGTCAAAGTCAGAGTTATTTGCTCTTGATTTAGTTTCATAACCAACAGGAGGAGTCTTTATATAGTCTTTATAATCGCTATAATCATTATCATAATAACTACTATTAGAGTTTGTATCATCGGGAAAAAGAGTTTTACAGTCAAATATGTTTAAGCCTGATTTTTGTATAGTTTGAAATGAAACAACACAATATTTAACAATAGGAGCATACATAGAGCTATATTTGTGTATATTTTTTTTAATATATTTACCAATAATAATTTCATTAACACTATAAAAACTGATTTCTTGTAATTTTGTAACAGTTTTTTTTATATTCATTTTTCCAGAACAACTAATGCCAGGATAGTATACACAACCATAACTGCCTTGACCAAGCAATTTATTTTTAGCCTTAGCATTAGCCTTAGCATTAGCCTTAGCATTAGCCTTAGCATTAGCCTTAGCATTGGCCTTAGCCTTGGCCTTAGCCTTGGCTTCTAATGCCTGATTTAATTCTATGTCTAACTCTAAATCATCTAACATTGTAATATATATATTATAAAGTTATAATCTTATAATATTTATAATCTTTAAATCTTATAAGATTATATGAACTAATATTATATGGACATACTATATATATTATATTCAGAAATATACTATGAACCATTATATAAAACCTATGTTAATATATTAACATTAAACAAAGAGCCAGAGGGAGAACTAAAAAAATATACTAAACATATAAGACTAATAAGTCCTTCAACAAAAGAAGAAGTTATAAATAGTGCTTATTGTACTTATGCACTAAGCTCAAACTTAATAAACTCAATTACCTTAACAAATTTTATGACACTTGAACAACTAGATGAATTTACTGAATTTATAATAAATAACAATTATATTATAAATAATACATTAACACAACAATATAAAGAAATTTTTTATAACACTAGAAAAAAACTAATATATGTATTTATGTTAAAAAAATAAAATTGATATTTATAAAATAATAAAAGAATAAAAGAATAAAATAATAAAAGAATAAAAGAATAAAAGAATAAAATAATAAAAGAATAAAAGAATAAAAGAATAAGTTATATATGAATAACATGCAAAGTATTGAAGAGTTAAAGGCAAACAACAATACTATAAAAGACTATATAGAGTCTCTAAGTAGCATAGAAGCAAAAGCATTAACAATAGCAATGCGAGAATTAGAGTCATCTTTTTCAATTGAAAAATCAATTGGATTCATAAATTTTCAAAAAAACACTACTATTCAATCCCATAAAACATAAAAATGATTAGACTAATTAATCCAAATAGTAACGCAACTAGCTTTTGATAATTTATTTTTTCTTTAAAAATCAAAAATCCTATAATAAATAATATACTAAAATATACAAGATGCCATATTATATTTAAAACTACTAAGTTTCCATAATTCAATATTTTATAAACACAAAACCCCGTAAAAGTGTATGCGCATAATCCCAAAATTACTAATACATTACTATTAGCATTCGCATTCGCATTACTATTCGCATTACTATTCGCATTACTATTCGCATTAGCATAAGATTTTTTGAAAATATATTGAGAGGCAATAGAAGAAAATGTTATTGCCAATAAATAGAAATAAAAATAACTATCCACTTTTTGATATTTAATACTCATTATAAATTATAATTTATAAATTATAAATTATAAATTATAAACTATAAATTATAAACTATAAACTATAAATTATAAATTATAAATTATTTTATAAACAAAAATAAATGTTTTAAAGAGTCTTAACTTTGCTAAGTGACTTAAATGCCTTAAAACTAATATTTAATTCATCTAATTCTGTTACAATACTATTTTTTTCTAATGAGAAAAAATAAGTACTATCGCTATCTTCAATACTATCGCTATCTTCAATACTATTATGTTGAATGCTAATTAAATTATTGGTTTTAATGTAGTTATCAAAATCATCAAGCGTTCCTTTATATTTATATTTGTTAGAAACAAAATTATAATAATCCACTTTTTTAGAAGAGCTAACTTTTTTTGTAAAAAATACATTATCATCACCAGCACCATCACCATCACCATCACAACCATCTTCGCCATAACATTTTTCCTTATGTTCATCATTATTTAGTATACCATTTTTCTTATTATACAACATAATAAGATTATCATAATTATCACTATAAATAACCTTACAATCAAAATTAACAACATATATTCTTGAAACAACCTCTAAATAATTAAAACCAACAATAGTAGATTTTTTACAATAATAATCAAAACTGTTATATTCATTATTATAAGTAAGAATAACAAGACCAAAAGGCGTAGTTTCTTTAATATATTTAGTATTGAGAGAATTCAAATAATCAACGCTAAGTTCATGCTTTTCTAACAAATCATAGTCATCTAAAAATTTATAAAAATAAGGATCATACTCATAAAGTGTTGTATTAGAATTATAGATTGTAACAAATTCATTAACCATTTTTTTATACACATAATTTGAAACAAATAAGGTCGAACAAATAAGTGAAAACACAGATAATGACAACACAATAAATATATCAATAAGGTCTTGACTAATAAGAGCTTGATTCCGACTATGACTCATATTCATACAAAACACGTTATCAAAACAATAGTCATTGCTTAAAGGAACATCTAACATAATTTACTAATAATGTTATTATTTATTGTTTAAATTGTTTAAATAATAACATTTCAAGCTTTCTTAGCTTTCATAGTACCCCTAGTTCTCTTAGCTATTCTAGTATCCCTAGTTCTCTTAGCTATTCTAGTATCCCTAGTTCTTCTAGCCTTCTTAGCTTTTATTAGCATAGTAGATTTTATATTAGCAACAGCATGTTCTTTTTCTTTTTCTAATAAATCAAATAAAGAAGATTTATTTGAAGACATTTTTCGTAAAAAGTGTTCTAGCGAGTCTTGAAATTTATATTGTTTTTTATTATCAACAACAACAGCTTGAAGTTGTTTAGATTTATTACGATTAGTATCTAATGAAACACCATAATGTTTATTAACTATATTTTTACCATCAACAATTTTTTGATGGCTACCACGACTAATAACTTGTAAAGACATAGTATATAATATACTATTATATATTAAATATACAAAGTTTATATAAACTAAAATTGAAAAAAATTAAAAATAAATTTTTATACTATAAAAAGCAAGAATGAATGACACAAACATACTTAATAACTTTATAAAACTACTAAATAGTCTTGTAACCATTACAAAAAATCAAGGCGAACACTTCAAATCGGTTGCCTATACTAAAGCAATAAATGAATTACAGAAATATTTAAAAAGCAGTGAAGTTAGCACAGAAGTGCTAAGTTCTAATGACTTAAAAAAACTAAAACTACCAAATATAGGAAAAACCATTTTAGAAAAATATGAGGAATTTTTAAAAACAGGAACATTAGAAGTAGTAGAACAAGAGAAGGCAAACCCAGTAAATATATTTGCAAATATTTACGGAATCGGTCCAATTAAAGCAAAAGAATTAGTAACCAAAAAAAACATTGTAACCTTAGAACAACTTAGGGCACAACAAACTACTATTCAAGAAAATAAATTACCTTTATTAAATACTAAACAGCAAATTGGTCTAAAATATTATGAAGATTTACTTAAGCGAATTCCAAGAACAGAAATTGAAGAATTTAAAGAGCTATTAACACAAAACTTTAGTGAAACGCTAATAGAAAACAGCGAAACACAAGAAAATAATAGCTTTGAAATAGTTGGCAGTTTTAGAAGAAACAAATCAGATTCGGGCGATATTGATTTGATTATTACATCCTATAACAATAATAAAAGTATATTTGAAAATTTTATAAAAAAATTAGTAGCAAAACATATTGTAGTCGAGCTATTATCAAAAGGAGAAACAAAATGTTTAACAATCGGAAAATTATTAAAAGACAACGCTATTCCTCGCCGAATTGACTTTTTGTATTCTCTGCCACAGGAATATGCGTTTTCCATATTATATTTTACAGGGTCAAAAGAATTCAATACATCAATGAGACAACACGCCTTAAATGTTGATTTAACATTAAACGAACACGGATTTCATAAAATGTCAACGTCTAATTCACAAAGAAGCAAAGAAGAAAAAATTACCAAACTCTTTAAGTCCGAAAAAGACATATTTGATTTCTTATGTATGGAATATAAAGAACCGCACGAGAGAATAGATGGCGACTCAGTTGTTTTAACATTGCCAATTGATGAAATTAAAACAAAAATATTAAATTACCAAGAAGAACCAGAACCAAAACCCGAAGAACCAGAACCAGAAGAACCAAAAATACAAGAACCACCAGAAAATAAAACCCTTATAATAGAGCCACAAGAACAAAAAAAGAAAAAATCAGAAACACTAAAAAGCCAAAGAACGGAGCCAAGTCAAAAGCCAAAAGTTCATACACTTAAAAAGCATACTAAAAAAATCACAAATGATGCGCTACAAAATATTGAAAAATTAAAAGCACAAGGCATAACCTCATTAGCAATCTTATCTGTTGAAGAACTAACACACATGCTAACAGAAGCAATAAATAATTATTACACTTCCGAATTTAAAGAAAATACATTATTAACAGACAATGAATACGATATATTACGTGAATATATTTTAGCAAAAGACCCAACAAATAAAGTCGCTTTAGAACAACATACCCAAGTAAAGTTAGACCACACAAAAGTAAAACTACCATATGAAATGTGGTCTATGGATAAAATAAAGCCAGATACATCAGCGTTAGACAAGTTCAAACAAACTTACAAAGGACCATATGTAATTTCGGCAAAATTAGATGGGGTAAGCGCTCTTTATAGCACAGAAAACGACCAAGCAAATTTATATACTAGAGGGGACGGAAAATACGGTCAATTAATAAATCATTTAATCCCATATTTAAAGTTACCAACAGAAAAAAATATAACACTACGTGGTGAGTTAATGATAAAAGAAGACCTATTTAAAATGAAATACAGAGGACAATTTAGTAATTCGCGAAATTTTATTTCAGGATTAGTAAATAGAAAAACACTAACCCATTTAGAAGAGCAAATATTAGAAGACATAGATTTTGTAACTTACGAAGTATTAATGCCCCAAAATTTAACACCATCACAACAATACAATAAAGCAGTCGATTTAAACACAATTACTGTATTAAACATTCAAGGCATTACATACGAACAATTAACAAATGACTATTTATCATCTAAACTCCTAGAATATAGAACAAGTTATGCATATTCGATTGATGGTATAATATGTATAGATGATAAAATATATCCACGAGTAAGCAAAAATCCCGACCACGCATTTGCCTTTAAAATGGTATTAACAGACCAAGAAATAGAAGCAAAAGTAGTAGACGTGTTATGGACGGTATCTTCAAATGGACTAATTAAACCACGAGTCCAATTTGAACCAGTAACAATTGGTGGCGTTTCTATTACATACGCTACAGGATTTAACGCAAAATTCATAAAAGATAATAATATTGGATTAGGCGCATTAGTCAAATTAATCCGAAGTGGCGACGTAATACCGTATATTGCAGAAGTGCTAGTTCCGGCACAAGCACCATTAATGCCAAATAGCACAGAATACGAATATATTTGGAATGCTACAAATATAGATATTATTTTAGTGCATAATAAAACCGACCCTCGTGTAATTGAAAAAACAATAATAAAATTCTTTAAAGATTTAGAAGTAGAAGGATTAGGTGATAAAAATGTTAAAAAAATACTAGCTAGCGGAGCAAATACAATTGAAAAAATTATAAATGCTAGTATAGAAGATTTAATGAAAGTAGAAGGATTTAAACAAAAAATGGCATCAAAAATTCATAGTTCAATCAAAACGCAAGTCAAAAAGGCAAGCATCGCACAGCTAGCGTCAGCATCTAATATATTTGGACAAGGCTTTGCTGAAAAAACAATTAGCACAATTTTAGAAGCGAACCCAACTATACTAACATCAGACTTAACCGATGAAGAGAAAGTAGCACAAATAAAGGCAGTAAAAGGTTTTGCTGATAAAACGGCAAGACAATTTGTAAAATCAATAGATCAATTTAATAGTTTTATGGAAAAAATCAGACCAATTCAAGAAACAACAATTAAAGAAACAACAATTAAAGAAGACGAACTTAAAGAAGACGAACTTAAAGAAGACGAACTTAAAGAAGACGAACTTAAAGAAGACGAACTTAAAGAAGACGAACTTAAAGAAGACGAACTTAAAGAAGACGAACTTAAAGAAGAGGACCAACAAAGCAATAGTTTAAAAAATAAAGTACTTGTGCTATCGGATTTTGATAAATCAGTTTATACAAAAAAAGAAATAACAAATGAAATAATAAAATTAGGAGGACGTGTAGAAGCAAGTGTAACAAAAGAAACAAATATTTTAGTAGTCGGAAATATATTAAAACAGACTACAAAAATTGTAAAGGCAAAAAAAAATAGTGCTATTGAAATAATTCAATTAGACAGCTTTTTAAAAAAATACTTAACACATCTATAAGTGTAACGACTATAAGTGTAACGACTATAAGTGTAACGACTATAAGTGTAACGACTATAAGTGTAACGACTATAAGTGTAACGACTATAAGTGTAACGACTATAAGTGTAACGACTATAAGTGTAACGACTATAAGTGTAACGACTATAAGTGTAACGACTATAAGTATAACAAACAAACAAACAAACAACTCAATTATTGTTATAACTACACGAAGCCTCACTATCACTATTACTATTATTTGTTGGCAATTGTGTTTCCTGTTGTTTTTTGCTTTCAATCATTTCTGCTTGTATAAATTTCCTAGTTTTAATAGCATAGCCGTAATCATTATAAGAAATATAAGTAACGGTCATCCCATATGTATAACTAATTTCAATAAGTTGATCATTAATATAATCAATAAGCTGATTATATTCAACCACAAATTTAATAATTTGTGCTAAAAAGTCAACATACACTTTTTCACTATTTAAACCTTTATTATTAGTACAATGATTATTGTAATAATCATATAATACATTAAAACGTTCAATTCCAACCACACTAAGTAACTCATATACATTCAACAATTCCACATTCTTTCTCCTAATATGGTCTGCTCTAAAAATATCAGTAGCTAACTTGTCCTTATTTATTCTATTTAATATATAATCAACTGTAATATTGTCATGATTTAACAAATTACGGACATTTTGTCTACACTCTAACAAATTAATATTTGTAATATGATTTATAAGTCGATGAAGTGCGCTAACTAGGTTAATAAAAATCTTAATAACTGTTAAATCTTCATTACCACTAACATTCTTAACACCATCAATATAGTTATTTAATAGTCCAATAAAATTCTTAACACTAGTGTTTGCCTCAATACATTTTTCAAAGCGCTCAACACTTTTAGCATTAATATTAACAACCGTTTTATCCATAGTATTTAAATATGCTGTAATAAACCTAAATTGAGTATGTGGCAATAAACCACCACATAAGACGTCGCCTGGATTTCGCACAAGACCAACATTACTATTTTTCATATATTCATAATAATGAGGATTATGAATACTAACATTTACCACCATTTTGCCAGTATTCCAACTAAAAGCCACTTTACATTCAGTACACCACATTTGGTCGCACCCCGAAATCTTAAAAATCCGGACGCCACATTTTGGACAACCTTTTGTTTCCTTTTTAATCAATTCAGCACTCTTAATATTGTCATCTTTACACACATGTTCGTCTTCTTTGGTATATCCAATAAGTTCAAAACAATCAGGACACGTAAACAACTTACATAACTCACATTTATATTGCGACGACAAATAACCCTTACAATTGTCTCCAGGACAAGGCATAATGAATTTCTTGCGCTCATCTTTTTCCGCGTCTTCGCCATTTCTAATGCGAAAAATGCGCTCTCGCTTAGCATTAACCTTTTTTAATTCTTCAAGCATTATTTTGCGAACTCGTTCATATTCAATATTAAGCGCAGCCAACTCTTTTTCCTCATCTTCAATACGTGCCACTCTTTCTACCAATACCATTAATTCGGGAGTTCTACTAATTTCTCTTTCCGCAAGCAACTTTTTGCGATGCTTTTTATAATCAGAGTCCATATAACTTTTATTCAAATTGCTAACCAAAAATTGCGAAGTCCACTGATTTTTACAATTCATACAATGGGGGTCATTAGTTGTTCCAAGTAAATAAGTTCTTACACACACTTTACAGGCTTCATAACCACAACCACTCGATAAACACTTGACTTTATTATGCGTTGACTTATTATATTTTTCGCAACATACTTCGCA